CGGGTTTGTCAAGCCTTTCGTCAAAGGCGAGGCACACCCGGAGAGGAAAGCCCACAGCGGCATGTATCGAACCGTGACAGCCATGGACCTCATTGACCAACTGGTCGAGAGGTGTCTGTACACGTGCGCGATCAACGCTGTGAAGTCAGGCTACCCTCACAACCCTGCTACGATAGGGATCGGATTCACCGACGACATGACGGATGACTTCTACCACGCTGTTATGGCTCTCTTTCGAAAGAAGCCTGTGATGGAGTCAGATGTCGCCGGCTGGGATTCGACCCAAGGCCATACCCTGATCAAGGACTATGGTCGCGGTGTCAGTGACAAGGCTATGTGTTACGGACATGCGGTCAAGCAGGTGCGCGGTGAAGCCCCCAAGCCCCGCAGGGCTGGTACCTGTGAGGGATACAAGAGGGCCATCGCGCGACACAACATCATCATCACGGACCCGATCTATGTGGTGGCGTACAACAGGCAGCTGTGGGTCTTCACTCGCGTGGAGCCCAACCAGATGCCCAGTGGAACGTTCATCACGACCGGGTGCAACTCGTTCAACAGGGTCAGTGTGGCAGGCCTGGCTGGTTCAATACCGGCCAAGGCTGCCGGCGACGACTGCCTCGAGGTGTTGCACGGGACTTTAGCGGAAGGTATCGCCGCTTACAAGTCCCTCGGCTTCACCCTTCGAGGGGCCGTCGACCGGCCCGAAGGTGGGCTTGAGTTCTGCTCTCACACGTTCTTTGAAAAGGACGGAGTGTTTGTGGCGAAGCTCTCTTCGTGGCCCAAGGCCCTCTTCACTTCACTCTCCAAGCCCATGGACCCTGACCGGTTCCATGACTTCGAGAGGGAGGTGAGACACGATCCCGACAAGAACCGCTACTTGCGGACTCTTGTCGAACACGCCAGGTGGCTGCCAGGCTCTGAGTTATATAGAGACCAGGCACGCTCCGCCTTGGCGTAGGTGGTGGAAGGATACATACATACATGATACATACATATACTCTCCTGGACACGTTCGGGACTATAGCACAACCAATCTACATACATACTAAACAGAAAAGATTTCCTTAACTTTACTCAACATGTCCTTATCGGTCATAGAGCCGGTGGTCGCCGAAGGCTTCGAGTTGATCGAGGCCGGCGGATCATCCGGTGGCATGATTGCTGGGGCCGGGGCACGCTCCCTCATCGGTGGCAGTCAGTATTTGGCTGACCGCATCGGTGATGAGGCTGTGACGTATGTTCGCGGCAAGGGTCACGACTTTCTCAAGTCGCTTCCCGGCCGCGCCCGGCACCACATGGGCAAGTACCTCAATTCGCGTTCGCACGCGGAGAGGAACGGCTACACCGTGGAACACCCCATCGAAGACGAAGGAGGAGGAGAGCTTGTCTCCTACGACCCCGTCGTCGGCGGTAGGGTGGAACGCGTTGGCCGTGTTTCCAATAAGGGAAGGCCTAAGGGGTCTGGAAATC